CAGCCTTATCCGTGTTGAGGTTGGTGAAGTTGGAATCCAGCTCGGTGTGAGTGAGTGGACTGCCCTTACCGGCGCGTGTGACGATGGTGCTCATGGATGGTCTCCTGTATCAGCAGTTTAGGGCTCGAAGACTTGGCGGAAAGTCACGTCAACACGGCTGCGCTGGAAATCGAAAAGCTCGCGGGTCCAGCTGGGGCAGATCCACTTGTATGACGTGCTGCTGTCCGGTGGGGTCCAGTTAAAACTTGTGGAGTCGGCGGCGCGGGCGTCGAGGAAGGCTTCAATGATGTCCGCGTCTTCATCCGAGACATTGAACGAGAGCGTCCATTCTTTGGGGTTTTGATTCAATCCGAAGGTGACACGTTGTTGGTAGCCGTCACCAAACTGTGCGGTGCGAGTGCGTGGTTCGGATTTTTTATTTGCCGAGTAGGTCGGCTTGTAGTTGGGGAAGGTAGCCATTATGCAAGCAAGCCTCCAGGGCGCTTCTGTCTGATTAGTTCCTGCTGGACCGCAGCAGAGATGACGCGACCCAGCTGGTTGCCTTGTTGGTCATTGCCTTGGACACTGGTGCCTTTTGCATCCACATTAACGACCACGGTTACATTGTCACCGCCCATCTGATCGTTAGGGACGATGGTTCCAGAGCGACTTGGGACAAACAGTTCGGGTCCGCGCTCGCCCACGATGTAGGGGGATCCAGCGGAAACTGAACCGCCCATAGCGCGTTCTTCGGTGCCTTTAAAGCCAAAGGCCTTGGCGAGGAAAGAGAAAACTCCTTTGCCATCCTTTCCACCCAAAGCCCCAAGAGCTTGGGCAATGGAATACATGATCAGCATTTTGCCAATCGTCGCCAGTAAGTCAATTCCAAGTTTGCCTAATGCCTGCCCAAGGTTTTCAGTGCCAGCCACTGCTGCATCAAAGGCGCTACTAAATGTTCCGGCAGCAGTGTTCGCCATTCCCTCAAACAAATCTTTCTCCATTTGCAACTTGGCATTGATTTCCTCTTGCGCCTTTTTTGCTTTATTGATTTCCGCAATTTTTCTGCGAATAGCCTCAGCGTCTTTGTCTGTCAGCGTGATTCCTTGTTCTTTTAGTTGATTTTCGATTTGGGTAAATTGCAGCGCCTGCCTTTTTGCGTCAGTATTCGCCTGCAGTCCAAGCAGTTCCATGTTCAAGCCAGTCACCACATCCCCAATAGCCTTAACCTTTGCAGCGTCAAGTTTTGCAAGTTCGCCAGCGGTTTGTGCCTGAGCAGCGTCAATTTCCGCGGCTGTTTTTGTGATAACTGCCTGCCTTTCCCGTTCATCCGTAATACCGACCAGATCGCCTTGCAGCCCAGCAATAATTTGTTGGATCCGCTCTTCACCCTGCAGCCTTGTAGCTAGTTGTTGATCGCCTGCAATCTCAGCAGCCGTAATTTTTTGCCGTATCTCAAGTTGCTTTTGAATGGCTGTTGTTTCAATACTTAGCCCCTGAAGACGCGCTTGCATCCGCGCTTCCTCTTCTGCTGTTTTGTCTTTCTTGCCCTTATCTGCGCCGCCCTCGGTTGGCGTTGGTGCTTGCGGTGTTGGAATTGGTGTTGGCAGCCCAGTTTCTGTGCGAGTTGGCAAGCCCATTGTGGCTTGGGCGCGTATCGCTCTTTCGGCAAGAATAGTTCGCCTAGCGCCCGCTTGAGCAGTAGTCGGAATGCCAAATAATTGAGAAGCAGGACCTAAAACTGTTTGAGCGGCGATTGTTCCGGGCTGTCGATAACGCTGCTGTTCTCTGCGCACAGCCTCTAGTGTTTGTTTGGCGGTAGCTTTTTGCTGAGCAGTGGCACTGCCTCCGTAAATGGCAGCGGCTCCACCGGCACCACGTTCACCACGAAGACGGCGAGTTTCTGCGGCTGCTGCCATCGCCTCTTGTAAACCGGTGACAACAAGATTGATGCCAACCGTGATAACACCAAATGCCGCAAGATTACGAAGAACACCAACCAATCCAGACGCCTGAGTTTGGGCCGTTGCCATCGAACCCTGCAGATAACGCATGTTCATGTTCAGGCTTGCCGTTGCCCCTGCAGCCGTTGTTGCAGTAGTTGCCGTGGCAGCAAACATGCCAAGAAGTGCAGCACGTAGCGCAAGGACTCCTTGAATAGCTTTTTGTAATAACAGCACTTGAATAACCGCTTTTGCGATCGCCGCTGCTGCATCTAGCACAGGTCTCGGTGTTGCATTGATGGCATCCGCAAAACCATTGATAAAACCAGTTATATCGCTAATTGAATCAACAACAGCCGGACCAAATGCCTTGCCTAGTGCTTCACTCAGATTCTTAAATGCTGTATCAAGTGCCTTGAGTTGATTGTCAAGGCTTTCTTTCATCGTCTGAAAATCCTTATCCGTTTTGCCAGCGGCACCGCCGAGGCCCTCAAGAATCGTCTGGTAATCCTTGCCAGCTTTTGAGTTGGCAGCAAGAACACCGCGCAAGGCTTCCTGCGAGCCCAGCAATTCAGCGACTGCGGTTTTATTGGTATCTTGCTTCTTGCTTAACTCCTCAAGCAATCCACTGAAACCTTTTGCCTGCAAACCACCGATATTCCAAGCAATACCAAGTTGTGCGGCTGCATCCTGGCTTTCCTTTGTTGGCTTTAACAATGTTGCAAGCGCAGCACTCAGTCCAGTAAATGCAACTTCAGCAGTTGCGCCGTTTTTAGTTGCAGCAGCAACAAAGGCATTTACCTCGTCAATACTGACGCCAGCCAATGCAGCAGTAGCCGCTACACGCCCCAACTGACTGGTGTAATCAGACCATTGAACTTGACCATATTCAATAGCTTTGCTGATGCTATCTGTGACCTTGATTGCCTGGTCTCCGCTTAGCCCATAGGCATTCAAAGTTTTTGTAGTCACTTCGACCACGCTGGTCACATCAACAAGACCACCAACGGCGGCTTTCGTTGCAGCCTCAACAACCTTCAGGTTTGCGCCAGTCTCAGTAAAACCAGCAGACAACGCTTGATAACTAGCAGCCGCAAGTTCAGCTTTGTTTGCAACGCCGCCTAGGTTCTTGCTGAGTTGTCCTAATCCTTTGTCAAGAGCCGCAACGTCACCGCCAACAGTGCCTAGACGGCGCAGATTGGTGTCTAATTCTTTTACGTCTTGAATAACTTTGGTCAGCGCAAAGCCAGCGCCAAAAGCTGCAGCGGCAGAAGTCAGCGCGTTGAACGCCTTTTCAGTAGCCTGAGCCCCAACCTGAACTTCACGCAGCTTTTGAGTCGCGCCACGGTTATCAACATTGATGGCAACGTTGGCGACAACCGACACGAGATAAGCCCCTTGCTACCAGAAGTCTACCGACGCCGCTTCATGCGCCGCTCCTGCTCTTCGTTTTGCAGCTCAAAATAACTGCTCCACAGCAGCAACTCCTCTAGGGTCACTTCTTGACTAAGGCGAGCCAATGTATATCCCAGTTCCTTTGCAACCCCTAGCTGCAATAGCAGTAGGTTATCCCGCTTGAGATCAGCCTTTACCGCTTTTCATGTCAAGGTCTTTCTCTTCCTCAGGGTTGGTGATGATCGCCAGCATCAAAGCCTGCAGGTCGGCGTCCATGACCTCGTTCTTTAGCTCAGCAATTTCACCAGCCTGAAACAGGCGTTGCCCTGCATCATCGACAGCCTTAGTTACCAGCAGATTCAAAGCAAAACCATTGGGATCTTCACCGCCGGGCATCTTCTGAGCACGCTCGCGTTCCGCCATGGTCAACGGGGCGCTGTAAAACTCAAAGGTTTCGCCGTTCCCCAAGGTCACCACACGCTTAACAGGTGTCAGATTGGCGGCTTTCTTAAGGCGGGCAAGAGCTGACAATGCAGGTGCAGGCATAAAAATTGGATTCTTGTTATCACTTTAGACATAAAAAAGCCCCCGGCGCAACCCAGGGGCGAACATTCCAGCAGAAGCCTATCAGGCAGAGGTGCTGAAGTCGAAGGTGGGAACACCAGCCGGACGGAAGGTGATTTCAACCTGCTGAGCGTCGTCAGGATTGATGTTCATGCTGGCAGTCAGCAGAACGGCGTCCATGGCGATGGAACGGCTGAGAGCTTCAGTGCTCTGCTTGTCGGTGTAAAGCTTGAAGGCGCAACCAACTTGCTGACGCTGCAGCACGTCTTCCACCATGCGGTTGGAAAGGGCGCTGTCTTCGTTGGTCACATAGATGGTGGCTGTACCGTTGCCATCAGCGAAACCAGGGATGTAGGCACGGAAGGGTGCGTACTGCCCAGCGGTTTGACCAATGGTGGTCACATCGATTTCAGCACGGCTGATTTCAAACGACCAAGACTGCACCTGACCAACGGCTGCATAGTCGGCGTATGCCACTTGAAACTCGTTGGGAGCAGCGGCAGTGCCATCATCAGCAAGGTTGACAGCGGCTCCACCAGCAGAGGTGGAAACCTGCATCACACCAGTGGAAGCCGTGTAGGCAATCACGTAATAGGTGGTAGCAGCAGACAAAGGATCAGGCAGAGTGCCGGAGCCAGCGCCGCCGGTTTGGCTATTGACGATGCTGAATTTGACAGGATCACCAACTTTGAAGTTGAGGTAGGGCTCAACAGTGATGGTGTCTGCAGCAATGCTTACGCCAGACTCACCGAATGTTCCGGTGGTGCCAGCGGGCTTGTAGTAAAGGGCGCCGGACGTACCGGACAGAACAGTGACAGCCATGTTGTGAACGGTAGTGGCTACGGTCAGTCTAAATAGGCTTCAAAGGTAGCGGTTAGCTGAGTTTGGAAGTAAGGCTCAGGTGCTGCGGGTGTTACTTGTGCTGGTCCTGACGCTGCATCAAAGATGATGCTGCTGAATTTGGCGCGGTCAAAAAGGTCTTTGATTCGCTCTGCAATGGTGAAGTTAGCGGCAGCGCCTTGACCTTGTGGTGTAAATACGTTGATGACTAGCGTGCCGGTTTGACGGTTGAAGCCAGTGCTGGGTCCAAGCAACGTGGCGTAGGTGTTGTCACCAAAGCGGATAAACACCTGAACCCATGGCGTGTTGTTGGGTGGTGTGAACGGTACGTTCTGATAGCTAACCGGGTAAGCAGGTGCCAGGGCTAGTTCTGTCGCGATGCGCCCTTCAATAGCAGCGCGAACATCGTTATAGGTGCTGCTCATGATTCCCTTCCGATTTTGGCGGCTTCAGTCAAGACCCAGCCTTGGATGTCTTTAGCTGTGCCTTGGACCCAGCCTTCAGGCGCTTGCTTGCTGCTGCCATTCGCTAATGGTTCAGCATATGGCAGGTTGTTATGAACGCTGTAGACATTGCCTAGCTGCTCTCGTTGATAGTTAATTCGCACTGGTGGTGGAATGTTTGCATTGCGTCCGCCTTCATTACCTGCATAGTTTGGCGCAGGTGCTGCTGCATTTTCTCCAATCTGCCAACTAGTGCGAAATCTGCCTGTATCCACAGGGCTAGCAGCTTTTAGGCGAGCGTCGGTTTCAAATACCGCAACACGCAACAACTTCTCCATCTGCTGACTGGCATAGTCTCCAATATCACTAACTCGGATCGTGCGTGCCATTATGCCCTCAAGATCAGCTCGTAAGTGACCGGGGTATTGTCCTGCTCAATCGTAACGACGCGAATCACTTGATACGTCGTGCCACTGATTAGCACTTCATCCGCTGTGGTCGGTGCAGCACTGGTGTCAGCGGCAGCAATTAACAGGCGCTTATCTGTTGCCTGGATCAAATCGTTTACTTCGCGCAGGTTGACATCTTCCAGCACACCACGCACCGTAGTATCGCTGGTGGTTTCGCTGACGGTGCCGGTAGTTGGGTTGTAAGCGCCGGGTGTGACTGTACGGATGGTTGCCGTACCGCCAAACTTTGCCATCAGCTTGCTAGCAACCTTTTGTAGTGACCCTGCTAACGCCATTAGATCCGATAAGCAATACAAGCACCATTCTGGAGTTTGATGCTAGTAAAAACCCCTCGGATCTCAGATCCGGCTGGGAATGACTCGCCATTCAGGGTGTTACCCGTCAGGTTCGTACTAACAATCGTGTCGATTTGAGTGTTCTCGAAAAAGTCGATGTGATGAAATCGACCTGTGTGCTCAAGCGTGTCAGTAATGACCTCACCACCAACGGTGTAGTCGATTCCGTTGCCTTGATGTCCTTTGAAACTCATAGCCGGTAAGCGACGACAGAGCCGCTGGCAAGGGTGATGCTAGTAAAAACGCCGCATAGCTCACAGCTTGGGTCAAGCACAACTGACGTCAGCGCGTTACCCGTGTAATCAAGTGCCGTCAGGCTGGCAATTACGGTGCCAGCCTCAAGCGAAACGATCTCACCAAACCGCCCGGTATGAGCGTTGGTGTCGCTGATGTATTCAGCACCTGCGTAAGAATCGCTCATGACCTGCGGATAGCAAAGTTGCCTGGTCCACTGATTCTAAGCCCGGTCAAATACCGCTCGAAGATCGGTGGAACACGATCAGCACCAGTAGCCCCTGCGCTGGCACCCGCATTTTCAACGCGTAGGCTGCCAATTTGAACAGACTTATAATCCTCAATCCCGCTTAAGCCCATGCCATCCTTGTTGTTATTCAGGTAAACAGCAAGAACGCATTGCGCTTTCTTGATCTGGTCAGGAATCTCGGTGTCCGTGAAATAGTCAGTCGTGATACGGAACGGGAAGCCTATGGCGTATGTGTTGATGTACGTGTCAGGCTTCCGCACACCAGTACGCGGCCACTGCAAAGCTTGCGTATCAGTGGCACGAGCGCCTAAAAAGCGTTCACGATCAAGGCGCTGAGTGGCGGAATACAGCGCACGATTCTTTTGATCCGTCGTAGCCGATGCCCAAGCTACAACGTCATCATCCTGGACGAAGCCTTCAATGATTAGTTCCGCTGCTGCCAGGGTCAGGTAGCTGTTGGCGTTTGCGCCCCCTACCGTTGCGTCGATTGTTATTGCCATCGGTAGGTGCCGTGGTCACTTCAAGTTTAGGTGTCGGCTCAGTATCAGGAGAAAAAGCTGCCGCCGAAGCAGCAGCTTTGATCTCTTGACGTCGCCGGAAGGCGAACATCCCCATCAGGAGCTAGCTCCCTTCAAGGCAACGAAGTTCAGCACAATCGCCTCGCCCAGGGAACCGCCCGACACATTACCAACGGAGATCTTGAAAGATCCATCAGCGATAGTGTTGGCTTGCACCACATAGGCACCGGCAGTACCGGCAGAACCGTGGTTCACCACAACAACATCAGTCGCAGCGATCAAGCTGTTGGTCACAGTAAAAGTGACCTCAGCAGCATCAGCCAGAGCGGCATTGTGCATGGTGATTTGACCCGAAGCAGCGTTCAGGGTCACGCCAGTGGACTTGCTGGTCGCTTGGGTGACGGTGCCACCAGTCGCGGGTCCAACAAGTTTGCCAGCGGTTGCTTCAAAAATGGATGCCATCGTTAGGTTCCTCCTCAGTCCATGTTGGAGACGTTGGTGGCACGCACGATGCCGATGTTCTTCAGCTCATAAACCTTGGACCAGTTAGCCACGGTTTCGAGCTGAGCACGGGTCGGGTTCACCGTGGTCACACCCCACTTAGCACCAACGGGGTGGTAGCAATAGTGGAGGTCAATCGACATAGCATCGCTCTTAGCGAGGATGTCACGGTCGGTTTCAGTCTGCATCGCAAGCTGTTCGCCAGAAGCGACAGCGCCTGCGGTGAAGAAGAAGGTGCCGTACTCAGAGCTAGCGCCAGAACCGGCGGTAGGCACATCGTCAGACACAATCACACGCAGACCCATATAGGTCGGAACGCTAACCTCACCGCCATAAGCGGCAACCAGCGAACCACCAGATTGGGTGGTGGAAGTACCGCGAGCTTCAGCAGTCGAAACGTAGTCGATAGCCTTGCGCTCAACCAGGTCGTAATAGACCTTGGAGTGCATAGCAACTGCAGTCAGCTTGTCGCCTTGATCGCCAAGGATGGCGCGTGCTTCGGCAACGTGGCGGGGGCTGAGAGTGGTGGGGGTATCACCAGACTCAGAGTCGATGCAAAGATCGAAGAAAGCAGAGCTGCTGGTGTTGGCATTAAGGCTGCCGAACACGCCGGTCAGGCAGGACAGCAGATCCTTTTGACGCTGGTTAGCAACGTAATCAGCGATCTTGGCACCGATAGCAGCCATCGGATCGGAACCGGCTGCAAGGGCAGCAAGGTCACGAGCCTCGAAGGCACGACCACGATGCAGGATCACACCGATCTGCTTATCAGCAGTGATCTTGCCGGGGGTCAGCGAGGAGCTATCAGACAGCACCTCGAAGTCGCCAGACAGGTTGGCTTTCCAGAAAGGAACGTTGATGAAATCACCGCCCTCGGTGGCATTCAGCTCCGCCATGGGCTGCACCACACCGGAAGCCAGGAAGGCATCACGCTGAGTGGTTTGCTCAATGACGTAAGGCGTAAATACCTCGGGGATGATGATGTCAGAGCGAAGAGTCGCCATGACTAATCCTCAAGAATGGTTTTACGTTGTCGGGCGCAGCCCTAAATACCAGCGCAGCCGGTTTGCTGAAAGTTTAACGTGCAGCCGCTGCTTTCAACCTGTCGTACAAGTCACGATCTGTTTTGTATAGCCGTGACTGCTCAGTCAGATTGAAGGTTTCGGGTGCAAATGGATTTTTGATGCCAACAGGCATCTCGCCACTGCTACGACCAATGGGTGCGCCACTGCCTTGAGGCTTGGGTTGCTTTTGCATCCAAGCTGGCAGGGTCTTTGCCCATTCTTGTACCGGGGTGCGTTGGTAGCCGTCTACCACAACGACGGTGCCATCAGCTTCACGCTCAATCTGGTCAGGCGACAGCTTGGTCTTCATGATTAGATCAGGATCATGGACCACGTCAGCCAAGGCGCTAACCGCTGGTGTTAACAGCTCAAGTTCCCGCACTCGGGACTCTAGTTCTGCGATGCGTTGGTCCTTCGCCGCCGTCGCCTCACGGAACTGCTGCTCCAGAGCTTGCCGAGCTTCGGAGTATTTGCCTTGAGATTCAAGCTGCTGCTGCTCGACTTCTCTTTTGAAGTCCAGCAGCTCCTGGACGTTAACGCCATCAGGTACGGCTTTTGCGCGTTCTACTGCCTTCTTGTATTCATCCAGCAGTTCAGCGTTCTTTTTATCCATTGCCTCCAGCCGTTTTAGCAGCGTGGAAACATCTTGTGTAGCCTCAGGTGCCGCAGGCTCCTGTGCTTGGTTTTTGTCGGACATCAAACCCGCAGGGTTTATTTGCGGTCCTAGATTAGTGGTTGGTAGCCGAGAATGTCAAAACGGGAATGGAACACGCCAGTGCGTGAGCCGTGGAATCCCTTGATCTACCAATGCCTAAAAGCGATTGATCGCCATACAGCGGAGTACCTAGCGACGGGTAACTGCTGGCACGCAGCTAAGGCTCAGGAGCTGCGTTGGTATATCGCAGAGGTTAAGGACTGGATCTTTCAACAGGAAGGTCGGTAAATCACCGACCTTCACTTGCGCTTGCTTCCTTTCCGGGGCTTTGCCTTACCAGCTTCACTGAGCGCGATTGCGATCGCCTGCTTGCGGCTTTTTACGGCTGGTCCCTTTCCTGGTCCCGGCTTGCCGCTTTTTAACGTCCCGGCTTTGTACTCCTTCATCACCTTGCTGATTTTCTTCTCGGCTTTGGTTGGTTTCTTCGCCATGACGCCAAGCGGTAATGCCTGATAGAAGTGTAGAACCGTCAGCCGTTGACCAGCCTTTATCCGTGTAGACAGCAGCAATCCACTTGCCATCATGCAATGCCTGCACGACATCGCTTTTGATGTAGAAGATGCCTTCGTTTCTGAAGTGCCTAAGACCCGGCAGATCCATAACGTTTTTTGAGCTGATCTAAGGTTAGTTCAGAGCCATCGTTTCGGACCAGTTTCGCCATGGCATCTTTTGGACCATATTTGTTAGCAAGCAAGTCGAAGTACCGAACGCGCTCCTTGCCTAGCACTTCAGCTTGTGTTGCTCGACTTTGCTTTGCAAGCCATTGACCATAAGACATGTCGATAGGCACCTGCCCATCCATGCTTGCGCGCTTCCCTTCTGGCGGAGGATCGAAGCCAAGCCTTTTGTAGTCGATGACTGGAACCGTTGTTGAGCGGCAGTTGAAATGCTGCGGAGGCATCGGTCCTTTACCGTATTCAAAAACACGACCATCAAGAGCTGCACAGATTGATGAGGTGCGAGCATCAAGCGTGGCAACATAACGATACTTTTGAGTAATATCTTGATTAGCCTCGTAAACCTGTTGGCTAGCAGCATTTGCTACTTGGTTAATGCTGGTGCGAACTAGGGTCATTACCTGATTTCCTGTTGCTTGCGTCAGCTCTCCACCTTTTTGCGTTAACTGTTTAACGCTGCCAGGTTGACCTAGCTGCAGGCTGCCAATCAACCGCTTAGCGATGGCAGGGGTGGTTTCACCAGTTAAAAGCCCATTTCTTACGACCTGAGAGAACCGCTCAGCTTGGTCAACGGCGATGCCGCGAAACGCTTTCTCGACAACCTGACCGTTGGGTAATGTGATGGTTGCACCTTTTGCAGCCGTAAGGCTGAAGGTTTGTGGTGCCCCTTGTACTGCGGCATATAGATCATCGCTCAAAGTGACGACATTGATTTGAGTTGGGTCTGTTGTGACGACAGACTGAGCAAACTGTGGGCTGATTTCAACCGTATTAACTGCACTGCGAGCACCTGCTGGCAAGACACGACGAAGCTGGTCTTCTACGAAATCAGACTGCAGAACTGCTAGTCCTTGCAGTTCGTCAGTAAGCGTGTTGATGCTTGCATTAGACCATGTGCCTAGCGATTCTTTTAGCTGCGCCAAGATCGCACGAAGTCGCGCAGCTTTTACTGGTGCCGCCAGCTCATCAATGGTCCGCAGTTGATTTACGGCATCAATGATGATGTCGTTATATGAGACGACAATTCGTTTTGCAACGCTATTGCTGTAGCGATTAAGGTCAATCGCGTTGCGGTACAAGCTGGATAGTGCAGCCATTATTCAATGCCCAGATCCTCAGGGTCGCAGCAGGACAGGATCGAGACATCAGCGCCAGACTTTAACGCCTCTCTTGTCAGCATCATTAATGCCTCGACTGATTCGTTTTCTTCATGTTCTACTGAAAACTCCTCTGCCGATATTGGCTTGCCGCGACGATACCAAGTAAGACGAACGATGGCAAAGGTATCTGGTGGCAGTGATGCCTTAGCGCAGAAGAGTTGCTGCTTACGTGGCTTGGATGCGCCCATGGCTTGCAACGCGGCGATCCAGTTCATCATGACGGGATCTGCTGCTGATCCTCAGGCTCTGCAGATTGTTCTGGGATTCCGTTAACAGCTCTTGGCTCTGGTCCTGCCATCTCGATGTATCCACCAGCTTGGGTTGATTCCAGCTCTTCCTCCACGTCAAACTCATCGCCCAAGACCTCACCTTCATAAAGCTGGTCAAGCAGAGTCTTTTGAGTGATGGTGCCTGCGGTGTAGAGCTGGAGAAGGGACTGGATTTCCTGCGGTTCAAGACGAGCGCCAAGGAAATCACGATTGACGAAGCTGCTACCAGCATCAGGGATGTTGAGGTAATGCGCGTGATGAGCAAGGCAGTTGTCGATCAGATCCTGCATGTTTTGAGCGATGACCATCATGGTGCTATCGCCTTGGCTGCGGTCGATGCGCTTTGCCTCTGCCGTTTCAGCAGACAGCTTTTGACCGAGAACAGCGGACAGACCTAGCTCGTTGATTTGATAGGCGAGCTGGTCAAGGCGACGGAACTGCGAGTCAAAGGCGTTGCTAGGAGGCGCGATGTATTCTGCCCGCCCTTCTGCGGGGAAGCTGATGGCTTCACCAGGACCGGCGGAGACTTCCTCGGCGGAAGACGGGAAGCCGAAGAACGCCAGCATTGGCACTGCGCTGATGTGCAGTTGATTGTCGAGGTCGGATTGGACTTGATAAGCCTTGAGGTTCAGCTCAGCGATGTCTTCTAGCGGCGGACGTGACTCCATGAAGTTCACGCGGTTGGAATAGGCAACGGAAAACGGGATGTGACCCATTGTCGTGACGCCGCTGTCATGGATCTCGAATTGCCCGTTCTTGGCAACGCGATGGATCTCAAAGGCACCAGGCGTTAGCACACGCACCTGCTCGACTTCCTTCTCGCCATAGTCACCATCAGCCTCGATGACCTTTTCCAGCAAGCGAAGCTGCGTGAACTGTTGGGCACCGTCGATCATCTCGGTACGCCAGCCGAGGATCTCGCGCGGCGAGTATGTCACCCAGTAAGGGCGACCTTGTTCGCCTGCGGAAGGAGCGTCTACAAGAACGCCGATGTGCCCGTAACGCACCAGCTTGCGGGTTGCTTCATAGCACCAGACGTTGAGGTCATTGCCTTGCAGGTCAACGTCGAACAACTGCTCGCGAACGACATCGGAAACGTCGTTGAGCCTGACCGGCTTGCGGGTCAACATGCCAGCCAGCATCCGTTCTAGACGCTGGTAGTAAGGCGGGCAGACGGAACGCGACAGGCGAGCGTCGTAGCTTTCGTCAAGCTCCCGAGGCTCCTGCGGCAAGTAACGACGATGGCGGCGGCGCAGCTCGTAGGTGCCACCGATCAGGTCTTCAATCAGGATCCAGTGCGGCTCTTGATTACGCCATGCGCTGTTCGGGTCAGAGACCTTGGCGACACGGGCAGTCAACTGGCGGTCGTAATGGTTGAAGCCGGTGTACACGTCTCTACTTTCGCAGGCTTTGCTGCATTGTAATTAACAGGGCTTAGTAAATCCTGATGCCGGTTGACTTGCCAGCATTCATGTAAAGCGGGTTGAACGCACCAAGGATCAGGTAGCCCAAGCCATCCGTCCAGTGCTCAATGCCTGCTGACTTGTCGATGACGTAATCGTCTGCGCCTTCCTTGTAGGTGACGTTTTTAAGCGCCTTGATCGTGTGCTTACAACGTGGATGGACGAAGAGCTTGAGGTGCCCATCAGCAGTGCGGATCATCCAGTTAGTTGCGTTGATCTTGTCTTTAACCGCCCAGGCTGCTTTCGGGCTGATGCATTGGAAGCCATAACGCCGGATGATGTCATGGTCGGTGCGCCCAGCAGAAGAGGTTTTAAGTGCGCTGCCCGTTGGGTCGGGGTAAGCCAGGATCGTTCGCCCAGGGAAGCGATCCTTCAGCATCTGGCAAACCTCATCGGTATTGGACTGCTTTACAGCGAGTTCATCCCAGATATGCACAGAGTTGCCGACACGAGAAGCCAAAACGCCAGCCATGATACCAACGTTAAAGTCAGTGCCCCAATAGATTTCTCCGCCGGTGTCTTTGACATCTTCGGAGATGTTCTCATCGCTGAAATCAGGGTAAACGCGTCCAGCAAGAGTCTCGAAGCTGGCTAGGTATTCCTGACGGAAGGTGCGCTCGTCTAGCGTTCGACGCGCTGCCTCGACCTCCTCAGCTGGGACGTTGCCGCCCTGAATAGTGGTGTAGGAAAAGGTCCGCCAGTCATCCTGATCCTGGGCTTGCTCCCATAGGTCATGGAACCAGTTCAGACCAGCTGGGGTAGTAATGAACCAAGCGGGACCACCCTGATCCGAAAGAGCTGGGCGTAGCACCATCTCCCAGGCAGTCTGCTTGACATAGGCAGCCTCATCGACGACAAGCGATGACAAGCTGACTCCACGCAGGCTGTCTTCGTTATCAGCGCCCCGCAACGCGATCATCGAACCATTTATGAACTCCAGGCTCAGGTCTGATTCATTGCGCTTAACTACCAGCTCCTTAGGAGCCATCGTCTTTAGTTGACGCCAGGCGATCTGCTTCGCCATCCGGTAGTTAGCCGTGACATACCAGTTCAGACTCTCCGGCTTCTCAAGCGCCCAGTTCAGCAGGCGAGTAATGCAAAGGTATGTCTTTCCAAAGCGCCGCCCAGAGCAGAGCAGCTTAAATCGCTCCGGTGCGTCGTAGACATCCCGCTGTGGCTCGGTCAGGTTCTTCGCTAGATCTTGTACCTGCGATTCATAATCTTCAGCTTTAAATACCCCGCCAGTCGTTACCTCAGACAGGGCTGAACCACCGGGGATGGCAGAGAGAACACTGGTCATTCGAGGATGCGAGCGATCCTGGCGATGGAGTTAATGCAACCGAGCGTGACCTGCGGCTGGCTTGACTTGCGAGCCTCTTGGGCGAGTGTCGTGAGCTGCGCCAGCAATTCAGCGGTCAGCTGACGACGGTCAATGTCCCAGTCCTTTTGGATTACCTCGTTTGCCCATTCCAGGTAGCGGTAAGCCTGCCTACGCTCGATCCCCCATTCACGGGTCATGTAGGCGACACATTCGGAGTTGGGTACGTTGCGAGCCTTCAGAGCCGAGACCCGAGCGATCCGCCATTCCTTCTCCTTGTTGGTTGTTTTCTTGCCTGCCATAACTCGACCTATTTGT